AAGGAATCAATAAAGGTAAAGTTGCAAAATGAAAGTATCAGATTCCACAACACTTAGCTTACCAATTAGAAATCTTTTAGGTTTAATATTTATAATCTGTACAGGTTTATTTGCTTATTTTAATATTGTTGAAAGACTCAATAATTTAGAAACAGCTGATAAACTTCAACAACAAGATTTGTTAGAAGCATCAAAACAATTACCAGTAGACCAAGAACAATTTATGTTGCTTGAACATATTGCTCAACAAGTAGAGAAGTTAGAACAAACACAAGAACAAAACATGACCAACAAAGTAAACATTGAAAGGTTACAAAAAGATATTGATAAAATTTTAATTGATGTAGAAAAATTGAAAGATTCTGTCAGAGCTAACTTGGGTAAACTCAATGGCAATCACTAAATTAGTATTTGCATTATGCTTATTTATTAATGGTGAGCTTGTCGAGCATAGAATACAAGATAGTTTATCTACCTGTTTAAAGATGAAGAGAGAAGCGACACGAAATATGAGTATGGATAATAAACAATTCATGTGTGGTGAAGTTAAAGCAGAGATTGAAAAAAATGTAGATGGTAGTATAAGTATAAAAAGAATTATTAAGGAAAAATAATGGCTAAAGATAAACAACCTCCTAGAACTAAAAAATATTATAGATCTACGAAGTCTGGCGCTGGTATGACTAAAGCGGGTATTGCAAGATATAGAAGAGACAATCCAGGATCTAAATTAAAAGGAGCAGTAACTGGTAAAGTTAAAAAAGGATCTAAAGCAGCTAAAAGAAGAAAGTCTTATTGTGCTCGATCTGCCGGTCAAATGAAGAAGTTTCCAAAAGCTGCAAAGAATCCAAATTCAAGATTAAGACAAGCAAGAAGAAGGTGGAAGTGCTAATCGCATGAAAAAGAAAAAAGGGTGGGTAAGAAAGAAAAGTACAGTCTTACATTGTGGTAATTGTGAATGGTGCAATAGAGATTTGCTTAGTAATGAAGGCGGTTGGATTATAACATTAACTAAAAAATATTTCTGTCATGATGGTAAAGATGGATCTTGCTTTGATCAATATTGTCATGTACAATTAGATAAACAAAAGGAGAAAAATGCCATACACAAAGTATAGTTCTAAACAAAAGAAACTTGCTGCGGTTGCTCCGCCAAGAAAAAAAATTACTAAAGCTGATCTAGCTAAACTTAGAAAGAAGAAAAAGAAAAAATGAACAAAGGTTATCACAAAACTAAATCTGGTAAGATGGCTAAGAAAGGTCTGTACTACAATATCAATAAAAGAAAAAAAGCTGGTACATCAAGATCTAAAAAGAAATCTACTATTTCTGCTAAAGCTTATAAAAGAATGCAAGGTGGATTTAAGAAGAAATAATTTTTTGTAGTTCTTCAAAGTCTTTCCATATTGCTGAACCCTCACACCACCATCTTTGGTTATGTTTTTTAAGATTAGTGTGGTGCAAGATACTGGTATGATCCATACCAAAATATCTTCCTATCTCACTTAAATTAATATCGTAAGTTTCAAAAAATAAATTAATTAAAATAGATCGTACTCTACAAACTGCTGCTCTTCTATTCTTGCCAATCACATCTTTCTTAGCAACTTTATAATGATCACAAACTGTAATAATTGTTTTATATAATTCTTCTAGTTTAGGAAGTCTCCTACTGCTAGTTTTTCTAAATAAAAAATTATTTTGTCTTTTTAATTTGAATGCTTCTTTTGCAATTTTATATGCAAATCTAAATCCAGTTCTATATATTGTAGTTTCTCTGTCTGTTAGTTTTTCAAACATTGGTGCTTTTAAGGCACGTTTTAGTGTTGTAATTTTTTGATAGTGCATAGCTTCCTCTCCTCACCTGTTAAGTTTTTTTGTTTTAGAATATATTTCTATATTCTTTTAGCTTCAGCATTTTCTATCTTTACAATTTTAGGAAATAATTTCTTTACTTCCCTAAATGCAAGATAGCTCTTTATACATTGACCTGACTTCTCATGGTCTAGTATCACATCAACCTTTTGTTTCAGTTGATGGTAGAGATGCTTCTTGTAGTTGCTTCTCATCCTTCTCCTTTTTCACTGTTGTAAAATCAATTTTTAAGTTATTGATTTTTACTTCTACTAATTTCCCATCATTGTTGGGATCAGCAGCCTTCTCGACAGAGTCAAACTTTTCTACAATTGTAAAGTTTGTTTCTCCATTCTTGTATCTTATATAATCCATAATACCTCTTTGTCAACTGTAGTCTCTTTCTAGTATAATCTCTAAATTTTGTATAGCTTTTTCTATATCTTCTTTGCCATTCTTAAATCGATGTCTTGAAACATATTTAACAACTGCACCTTCTGGAAATAATAAATTGTTACCTACAATATATTCCATAGGCTGAATGTTCATGTTTTTATAATGAGATCCACCGACTTGTTTCTTTAATGATTCTTTTATTTTTCGTTTCATAAAAAATTGGAGAAGGGAGGAGGCGGAAGAAAAACTTAAAATGGAAGCCTAAAGAACGATTCGAGTGATCTGTGGCTAAAACTCCCGCCTCTCTCAGGTAGTATCTATGCGTAACTACCCTCTTCTATAATTACCATAACTAGGTTTGCTTGTCTAGTTATTATTTCTTGGAGTGAAACCGCGTTGATTTCCGCCATTTCCACCACCTGATGAGTTCATATTACTTTGTTTTAAAGTAACATTGACACCGCCAGTGGCTTCTCCACTTTCCATTTCAGTATGTCCCCAACCTGCCGGATCATACCAAGTGTTATCAATCTCAACACCAAGTTTCCACTTTTTATTCGGTGGTGATTTTGGATTGATAGCAGCTTCAAAGATCGGTGTTGGATCACCGCTTTGTTGCTTCTCTATTGTTATCTCTTTGATAAGATCTCTTAGTCTCTCATCAATGGGTACAAGTTTTATATTGTACTTATCTTTCATTTGTGCTCCTTTTTAAAACTCGTCTCCTAGTTTCTCTTGCATCAGTCACTTGACGATACAATCTAAGTAGATGAGTTTCTTTTAATAACTTTGTTTCAAAATCTTTATACTCACTTTCAAGTCTATCTAACTCTTTAAGACTTGGAGCATTTTTATATTTTTTGATAACAAAGTCTGGGTTTATACTCTCATTCATTTGAGATGTACCTTCGTTCACTTCTTCCATTTGATTGCCTACACTTATGTTTTCTTCATAAGATGTAATGTCTCCATCAATTAGACCAAAGTTACTTAAAGCTCGTGATTTACTGTAAGTTTCACACTTAGCAATTGCATTGCCATCTTCATAGTATTGTGTGCTAAAACCTACTGCAATAATTCTACCAGTCATGTTGTCGACTATTTCTGTTTTCATCACTACAAATTGTGGATTATTTTCTACAATGTTTGTATCGATACCAAACTCTATGCCAAACTCTTTTCTAAAAAATTCGTATTGCCTAGCGGTTGATATAGATTTAGGTCTTTTATCTGCCGGTAGCCATTTATGATTGCGCTTGACATAAGCATTTTTAAAAAGATCAATGTTAATCTTTTTTATTCTTTCATTTACCTTGTTCATCCTTACCCCCAAAGTTTTTTTATAATATCCAACTGTTCTTGGCTAACATCACTCATCATCCAGTGGTTTAAATCTGGTTTCTCAACTAACGATGCCATAACGTGTGGATCACCATTACTTACAAAAAGTAATCTCTGAATTGTAAAAGCCTTCTGCACCAATTCATTATAAGCATATTCTAAATGATCATCTTTTAATGCCGGATGGCTTCTATCAAAAATAATATAATCTTTTTCATTCGCATAAAAAATAAAAGGTTCTTTATCACTTGCAAATCTATAAAACGCAACTTGCTTTATGTTTGCCGGAAGTGGATCTTTTGGTAATGAGTTGGTATATCCATTAGGTTTACAAGGTTTAGTTTTACATTCAGAAAAAACTTTACCCTCATAATCTATTCTACCTTGTATCTCAAAAATTAAATCTTTTGGTTTTAATGTAACTGTTCTCTCACATGATAGTTCATCATTACCATGGATCTCCTTAACTGCTTTTAAAACATTTGCGGTTGTCTTATGTAAATTATCAACAACACTTTCTCTAATTTTTAAATCGTATTCATCTTTAGGATCTTTTAAATATAATCCATACTCATGATTAAAATTATTATTGTAATCATGATCTTTAATTTCTTGTCTGTCTTTACCTTCAAAATAATATCGACCAATTAATTTTTGAGCAACATTCGAACACACTGCTCCATACCCTAATTTATAATTTTTCTTATCTGATCCTCTTTGTTTTTTTGTTCGATAAAAATAATCTACAATCCACATGCCTAAAGGATTGTTATATTGACTGGGTGATCCATGATATAAACCCTCACCACCTGATAGTTTTTTCAGTATATCTGATGCTTCCATTTGATTTGAACTATACTCATTGCTACCAATTTGTCAAACTTATTTTTATGTTGACAATGACATTATGGTAACTATATACAAGATTTAACAATAGGAGTGGTATGACTTTAGAAGAGTTCAGAGAAGAAAAAAAATTTAGTTACAATGATCTAGCTCATTTTTTTGGTATCAATGGAATAACACCCGGAACAAATGTATATCGTTATTGCAAGTCGCAACGAATACCCAACGTCAAAATGATGGAAGTAATCAAAACTAAAACAGAGGGTAAAGTAACCCCTAACGATATATATGAAGCAGCTTGGAAAAAAAACATTTAAGTATAAACGAGTTTTAATTTATTGGAATGATATTTTATCATTGCCTGACTGGGTGGAAAACTACCACATGCAAGATCAAGAATATTGTAAGACTTGCGTGTCGATTGGTTGGCTTCATAGTAAGACTAAAGATATGATTAAAGTATTTAGTTCATATAATACTGATGACAAAGGCGAGGTTGATGATTTTGGTGATCTTAAAATTTATCCAATGTCAGTTATTCGAAAGGTTGAGTATCTATGACCAATGCCGGAATGTTTGAAGAAATTGAATTACGCGAAGAACTAAAACGATATAAACGAGAAATAAAAAAACTTCAAAAAATTATAGATCAATTAGAAACTGAAATTGAAATAAAGGATTACGAAATTAAAAGCTTAAAAGAAAATAAACAATAAGGTTAATTGTGGCAAGGTGGACATATTTTAAATCAAATGGTGATTTCAATGATTTTCATAGAGAATGGGATGGATTGGCGGGAATTGATGTGGATTTTTGCGAGGTCTGTCCACATTGTTATGAACCTTTGTGTGTAATTGAAA